TCTTCGCACATGGAGGACTTCGCCCCGTTCGACTCCAGACTGTTTCCTAAACTCCCGTCCCATTTTAATTTTACCCGGAGCCAAAACCCGAGGTTCGAATTACCCGTGAAGTGCGGGGCGTTGGAAGGACCCGCGGCGACGGTGACGGCAATAGATTATTGGAAAGTTTCATATTTCGGGGATCACGGGGTGAAAAAATACGAGTTGATGTCAGTGATTCGGTTGCAATTACGGCAAGAAGAATGGATCGAATCGATATGTGGCATAAGTCCCGATTCGATCCCGCTAAAATGCAAATTGACATTTGTTGATTTCCTAATCTGTTGTGTCTGTGTTGCGGTTCATGAGCAGGGCGTAGCCTGCGATGTCCTGCCAGGGGTCTTCGCCCAGGGCGTCCTTGTGCGTGGCGATCCGGAAGAGCTTGTCGAGGATGCGGACCATCGCAAGCAGGTCGTCGTACTGCGTAGTCTCGATGCCGTATGGGAACAGGGAGCGGAGGATGTCTCCAGCCTTGTCGAAGCTGCGCCCGTAGGCCCGCTGCTTCTCGTCCACCATGCAGCCGATCTCACGGCCGATCTGTTCGTATTTGCCGGGGTCTCTTATGATTGCCATTATTTATAAATATTTCCTTTCCACTTATTGCCCTGTTATAGGATGAGTGACGGAGAGCAGCCGAAGGTTTACTCCGGGGGTGACGTTAACTTCGGTTCTACCCTCCATTCGGACAGACTCTGTGCGTGTCATTGCCGTTGCGCAAACCCTCGCACTTCTTCGCCTGCCGGAGCTAGTTGCGTTGCGGGTAGGCTGCGCGTTTCAGGTTTGCAACGCCCCGTCAGCCCAGTCGCCCTACATGCCATGCTCTCCATCATCTCACCTCGCCATCTCCCTCATGACTCGTTCATAGTAGTTGCGGGCGCCGCCGCTGTAGAGGCGCAGGGCCTCGCGGAGCGACCCGGACGTGCGCTGGTAGTGGCGCAGGATGCGCGTGCCGGCGACGATGTTCCTCTCCGGGCAGGCCAGGTCGGCCGCCGTGAAGTCAAGGCCGACCATCCGGGCGCTGGCCGGCATCACCTGCATCAGTCCGACCGCTCCAGCGGAGGAGCGAGCACGGGGATTCCAGCGGCTTTCCACCTGGATCACCGCACGGACCAGGGACGGCTGCGGGTGGTTCCGCTTCACGATCCGCATGAGGTCCTGCCGGCTGAGCGGGGAGAACGCAGCGGAAGATTCGCCCAGCGGAAGCGGCGTCAAGGTGAAAGCGGCCGCGCAGGTCAGGACGGCCGCAAGGCTGCGCCAAGGGCTCCAGCGGTAGCGCGTCAGGGCGGGCCAGCCACTGGTCGCGGTCGATGACCTTGTCCTTAAGGATGACATCATCTTTCGGCCCTCCAAAGGGGTGCATGGGCGCGAACCACCGGCGCAGGTAGGAGAAGTTCCGGTCCCCGCACTTCGGGCATTCGTCGCCAACGAAAAGCTCCTCGCAGGTGGAGCAGATCTGCGCGTTTGCAGGTTTCATAGATCGATCGCCTCCATTAAAATCAGTTTCGGTCTGGTGTGAAGGAAAACCGCCCTCTTGTGATCCGAGATCGGCGTGTAAAGGTCACACAGCCCGTCGAGGTATGGCGTCATCGGTGCGGCACCCAGGGCGCAGGCTTCATAATTCCACGTCGCCGTCTTTTCAGTCCGGAGATAGGCATGATCGCAGTTTCGGCAGGATTTCATGACTCCGCCGCCTGGAAGATTTCGCCCTGCGTGTTGGTGAATTTAATGCTCTCCATGTTCAATACGGATTGCCTGTAATAGCTCGCCTTCAATTCAACCCCGATGCCTTTCCTGCCATTCACGACCGCCCCGTAAACCTCCGATCCGACGCCCATGAACGGCGTCAAAACGATTTCGCCCGGATTGCTCCATAGAATCACGCACCGTTCGATCACGTCTAATTGCAGCGGGTGGATGTGCTTTTCGTCTTCTTCGTCTTTTGATTTCTTGAAGGGAAGGACACGGCCGATCCGGACATCATCCCAAAAGGCCGAGGCGTATTGACGCCATATCCAATGCGAATAACGGTTCTCGATCTGGTTTCCGGGATAGTTCTTGTATGATAAAAGCTCGTGCGGAATCTGGCGCTCGCCAGCGTAATCCTGCAGGCCGCGAGGATGCGCGATGGGTATTTTGTTTGTCCCTTTTTTCCTGAAAACGAGAAGGTAATCAGCAGAGGCGACCGAACATCTTGAGGAGTCTTCCACGATGGTCTTGTGGGCAAGGTTCTTTGCCATCGTGCGGTTGCGAACACCCAATGGCTCTTTCCAGACGTGATACCGAGCGATGTAATTGAATCCGATCCGCTTGTGCAGGCGGATGATGTCGCCCGGGAAGTCTAATAAGGTATCGACGCCGCTGTTCCCGCTCGGCACGTCCATGCAGTGAACGCATGTCATTCTGCCCGGCAAGGTAAGCCTGAACAGCTCTTGCACGACATATTCATAGTGTTCAAAAAACTGGTCATAATTTGAGCAGTTGCTTAAATCGCGCTCGGAACTGCTGTAATGATACAACCCACCGAACGGCGGGGAATAGACCGACAGGTGGATGGATTCCGGTTTCATGTCGGCCATCACTTCGATACAATCTCCGTGATAAATCGCATATTGATCGGTTATCTTCTGGCCAATTACAGCCATTTCGGCACCTCCGTTTCGATTTGATGGCTTGTCGTATCTATTTTGATGGAATCATTCATGAAGCCGACCAGGTTGTCGAACATCCGATCGGCCGCCTCCGCTTTCCGTTGCAGGTTTTTCAGCACGTTCAATTCGCCTTCTGTTGTGATGATGTCCACTTTGACCGGCTTGTCTTGCCCGAACCTCCAGCAGCGTCGAACAGCCTGATAATATTGCTCGTATGAATGAGACGGGAAGAAGCTCATGTGTGCGCAGTGCTGCCAATTCAGGCCGAACGCGCTAATCTTCGGCTTTGTGACCAGTACGCGGATGTTTCCATCTGCGAAGTCGATCAGCGCCGCTTCCTTCTTTTCATCGCTCATGGAGCCCTTGATCTGGACACTGCCATCGATCATATCTGCCAGCAGATCGCCTTCATCATTCAGATGACACCACACAACGGCGATTGAGTTTCCGTTGACCTTTGCAGCAGCACTTTCGCACCGCTCCCTGATCGTCATGCGCCGCTCTTCCCGCTGTTCGTAAAGCCCGATCGCCGGTTCCACAAACAACCGGCCGTTCAACGGGCGCGAACAATGAACGACGGTTTCTTGCTCTTTAAGCGGAGGCAGTACGAAACGGCCGTCGTCATAACCGAGATCGGACGGCTTGCGTACCGCCCGCGCCCATGAGCAGACCCATTTCCAGAACGGAATCTCGGCGTGCTTTTTGAAACGCCATTTTGGCGCGCCGCCTCCGTGGGATGCCCACTTCCGAGCCGTGTCGCATGTGTTCTGATCGTTCTTGAAGAACATCGAAAGCATGTCCATGTAGCCCATGATTCCCAGCGCCTCGGCGGATGTGCCGAGTTCGATGTAATCGTTCGGGGCGGCGGTGGCCGTGCAGAGAAGGCGGTATTTCATTTTCTTCATGAACTCGGTGATCTCGGCACGGCGCGATCCGGAATAGTTTTTCAGAATCGACGATTCATCCAGAATGACGCCGACAAAATCGGACGGGTCAAAATAATGCAGGCGCTCATAATTCGTGACGGTGATGCCTTTATCGACCTTGCCCTCCATCGACTTGTGACATTCGATCCCGAATTTCTTACCCTCCCGCACGGTCTGCGCGGAAACGGCAAGCGGCGTAATAATCAGGACGTTCCCGTTTTCCTTCCGGATGATGTTGTCAGCCCACACCAACTGCATAGGAGTCTTGCCCAGGCCGCAGTCGGCGAATATCGCCGCCCGCCCCTTGCGGATGGCCCAGGCGGTCAAATCCTTCTGGAAATCAAACAGGAAGTCCGGAATTGATAACGGCTCAAAGCCGTCCATCGCGCCGCTGTGTGTTTTCTTTCCAAGGAAATCCAGGTAATTCATCGACTTTCCATGATCTGGTCGTAGAGGATCTCGTGCTCGCAGAGGATCGCGATGACGGCCGCCACCTTCTCGTGGTCGCCTGTCTTGTAATCTTCAAGCACGATATTTGCGATCTTCCGAATCGTCTCCCGCTGCAGGTCAAGCGTTCTGGTGACTGCGTTTTTCATGGCTCCCTCCCTCGTGCTTGCGCTCGAATTTGGCCAGCTCGCGGCGGACCAGGCCGGGGTCGTCGGAATAGACGGCCAGCTCGGCCCGGCAGGACGTGCAGCGGGCCTCGGTCAACAGGGGCGTCGCCCGGATCTCAACCGGCATTGCCCGCCTCCCGCGCCGCGATGGTGACGGTCGCCTCGGCATCGAGATTGTCCCGGCGGTGCGGATCGTCATCTAGGAGGCGCTCGTTCAGAAGCTCCTTCTCCAGGAGCCAGAGGATCTGCTGGTACGGATCGCGCCGGTACTTCAGGGACAGCTTGATCAGGGCGTCGTAGACGCGGCAGTCTTCATCGTGGAAGGGCACAAGGATGGCCGGCATTTCCTCCCCGGCGATTAACCAGAGATCGCCGGGTAGTCCCCAGAATCGATTATGGTTCGAATACGGCCCCTGCCACTTCCAGCCCGGTGTGGGCGTCGCCTCGACATCCTCCGGCGGCTTCTCGATCGGGCCGGGATGCGGCTCGACGATCTCGGCCGGCTTTGCATATTCCGCATCCGCCGCCTGGGGCTTCACCTGCGGACCGCGGTAGAACTTCCGCTGCGGGGCGCGCTGGCCTTCCGGAACGCCGCCGAAATCGGCCTTTGCCTTCGCCAGCGCCTCGTCGTATGCGGCCCCGGTCAGGCCCTTCGTCCGGCACCAGCAGCCGCCGCACAGGCCGTCCTGCGCGATCACCATGACCCGCTTACAGTTCCGGCACTCCCGCCGCTTGTTCTGCGCCATCTCGATCTCCCTCCTGATTTCAAGCCCCTGTTCGCACGGGCACGATCCGCAGCGGGCCGCCTTGTCCTTCCCGTAGAAGCCCTCCGCCTCTTCCTGCAGGCGCAGGCACTTTCCGGCCGTCATCGTCCGGTCGAGCTTGCGGCACTTGATTTCCTGATACCTGTTCATCTGATTGCGCCCGCGACTTCCCGACAGGCGGCGGCGGGCCGGCCTGAATAAAATTTAGGAGAAAGGTCAGTGGCCAGGCGATACTCCCAGAGGTTCCGGCGTCCGTTGACCGGCCTGGCCTTCACGGTGACGCCGGTACCGGCGATCCGCTTCCGGATCTCCGCGACGATCTTGGAATAGCCGTAGATGTGGAGCTCCCGGACGATCTCCGCGGCCGTCGCCGGGCCGCAGGAGAGGCGGTCGTACAGCCGCCGGGCCTGCGTGCCCCAGCGGAAATGCTCGCTCGCCTTCGGGATCAAGCCAGGTTCCTCATCGCCCAGGGCAGGAGGATGAAGGCGACCGCCGCCGCGACGGCGATCCAGCCGAGGATCCGGCTCCACCAGCCGAGCTGATAAAAGAATCGGTCCACATGGTTCAGCAGAAAGCTACGCATGGTCT